ATCGACTCAATTCTCGATTCAATTTATTGATTTTATCATCAATTGATGATGATATATCTAATTTTCTGAATGATAGGTTATTTTCAATAATTTTTCTTTCAGAATTAATTGATTCTTTAGAATCTTTCGATTTTTTATATGATGAATACTTCATTTTGATTTCTCATTTGATGATTAAAAGAATATCATCTCAGAATAAGATGATATTCTAATAATCAAGAGATTCTATTCTCGATATTCTGAGAATAGAATCAATTGAATTAATCATAATAGAATATAAGATTCAATCATTATTATATTTTTAAAGAGATTTCAAAGAATGAATCATTCATTCTTATCTGATAGAATCAAATATTATCTATCATCATTATCTGAATTAATCAATTAAATTTTCATCTAATCTTTTAATCGATTTATTTAGATATATTCTCATTAGATATTCATTATCTAATGATTGATTCAAAGAATTAATTTCTATTCGATTATCATCTTCTTCAATTAATGATAATCTATTCTTTAAATTCTCGATTAATTCATCATCAATCAATGATTAAATCAATCTTTATTTTCATTTATTTCATGAATCAATCTCTTGATTCATTGAGATATATTAAATCATAGAATCATGATTCAATCAAATGATAAGATTAGATTGATTTAATCAATAATATCTAATAATTCGATAGATAAATCTGATATAATCGATGGGGGGATTTTCGGGCTAGTCTGAGTCGTAGATTGAACTCTCAAGCATTTTGAACTTAGCAAGCAAAAATCGTAGTAAGTGATTTTAAAAAATTTTTTTAGGACATTTGACTTTTGGAAATTTAGCTATAAGGTACTCTCAAGCATTTTGAACTTAGCAATAAATTGCTAAATAGCAAAACTAAAAAATTTAACTCTAAGGAACTTAAGTTTCAGTCCATTTGCATACAAAAATCGTAGTAAGTGATTTTAAGGAACTTAAGTTTTAGGACATTTGCATACAAATTTTCTTAAGAATTTATTATAAAATAGCCATTGACAAAATATGCTAAATATGATAATATAATCAAAAAATAAAGGTAATTATGCCAACAAAAGTCTACAAACCTTCTCCTACAGGCCTCAAATTTCATGGTGCACGTAATTATTTCGTGCGTGGCATCATGGGTCCTTTTGGCTCTGGTAAATCAGTCACTTGTGTGTTAGAGCTATTAATGATAGCTTACCAACAAGAGCCTGATAGAGGTTATATAATTGATGATGGTGTGTATTTGGTGCCAAATTCGACAGAAAGGCCCATAAGGCGTACAAGGTTCGCGATAATACGCAATACGTATAGAGAGTTATTAGATACTACGTTAAAAACGTTTTTCGACTGGATAGACAAAAGTACCGGTCACTTCTCTAACTTAACTATGACGTTCACGTTAAAGCAAGATTTACCAGATGGTACGCACTTAATGGCCGAATTCATGTTTCGTGCATTGGACAAACCAGATGACATCTCTAAGTTATTAAGCCTAGAGATAACAGCCGCATGGGTAAATGAGGCAAGAGAGTTACCTTTATCTGTGGTAGAGGCTGTACAAGGTAGATGTGGTAGGTATCCAGCAGTAGACATACATCAGAACGCAACATTTCATGGTGTCATAATGGATACAAACCCTCCAGACAAAGACCATTGGTGGCATAACCTATTCGAGGGACACATGGATGAGAGCACTGGTGAGTTCATTTCATGTCCATCTAATCACATTTTGTTTAAACAGCCATCTGGCTTATCCGCCGAGGCTGAGAACGTTAAGAACTTAATACCAGGTTACTACGAAAATCTAACAATTGGTAAACGTAAAGTCTGGATTGACGTATACATTCATGGTAGGTACGGTTTTGTAATGGATGGAACACCAGTTTGGCCAGAATATAACGACGACGTGCATTTCATTGGTGAGAACTTCTCTCCAGTACCTGAGCACACCATCTATGTTGGTTTAGACTTTGGGCTAACACCTGCCGCAGTATTTGGTCAATTAATTGCTGGTAGGCTAGTAATATTTGACGAGTTGGTGACGTTCAACATGGGAGCCATCAATTTTGGTAGGCTGCTTAAGACAAGGATGCTATCATACAAAGGGTTTGACTTTGAGGTGTATGGTGACCCTGCTGGTGATACAAGAGCGCAAACAGACGAGACCACCCCTTATGAGGTGCTATACGAACAAGGTGTTGCAGCATATCCTGTGTACACAAACGATTTTATTATTCGCAGAGATACAGTTGGTGACTTGATGCTTCGCCTAACACTTGGTGGAAAAGTAGCATTCTGTATAACACCTGGTGCACCTGTGCTAAGGAAGGCACTGTCTGGTGGGTACTCCTACAAACGTATGCAAGTGTCTGGCGAAGAGCGGTTTAAGGACGTTCCAGACAAAAACAAATTTAGCCATGTGTCAGACGCTCTACAGTATTTAACACTTGGTGCTACTGGCGGTGACGTAATATTTGCTAAGAGTAAAATGAAATTAGTTCAACCAAAAACAGGTATAATGTGATGTTAACGTCTAAAGACTGCTTAGCTAAGTATGGGGACCCTGAGAAAGAACATAACATGGTTGTGTGGCAAGTGCCTCCACAACTATACATCAGCTCTTTGCCTTCACGTATTTATTGTAATAAAGATTTGGTAGAGCCATTACGCCGTGCGTTAACGCAGATTTATGCTAAAGACATAGGGCATCAGATTAAGACATGGGACGGGTGCTTTAACATACGTCAGAAAAGAGGTGCATTAACGCCATCGTTACACTCATGGGGCGTAGCAATAGATATTAACGCAGCCTGGAATCCGTTTGGTAAGCAGCCATTTATGTCTGACGAGCTGGTTAACTGCTTTACTGACGCAGGGTTTGACTGGGGAGGGCACTGGTCTACACCCGACGGCATGCATTTCCAATTACGGAGCATAGCATGAGTCAGGTATTAATAGTATTTGCTGTATCATTAACTGGTGTGTTTTTCCATTGGTTAAAATGCTGGCTAAGAGAAGAGGTTAGTGCTAACTTTATTTTATACATGGTAGAAGCGCCTAAACATACAGGTGCTATGCTGTTTACACTGGTTACTACATTAATTACTCTGTACCAAACGCAAGCAATTATTGGTTTAGATGAGCAATCTTTAACTATAGCATTTATGACTGGCTTTACAGCTGATTCGTCAATTAATAAGGAAGGCTAAGTGTTAGACGATAAAGAAATTGTAGGCATTATATCTAACGATTTAAGATTTGCGACGCAGATTGTAAATCTTAAAGAGTCATTAGATTACTACCTCGGTAACCCACTCGGTAACGAGATAGAGGGCCGTAGCCAAGTTGTGTCCCAAGATGTTGGCGACGTAGTAGAGTGGATAATGCCTCAAATCGTTAAAAATTTGACTGCTCAAGGCGAGGTAGTTACGTTTGACCCAGTCGGGCCAGAGGACGAAGACCAAGCTGAGTTAGAGTCTTTTTATGTTCAAGACGTTTTGATGAAAAAGAATAATGGATTCTTAGCTATTCATCAAACTGTAAAAGATGCTCTTATACAGCGTAATGGTATAATGGATGTTGAGTTTGATGATAGAGTTAAATATCGGATTAAGTCTGCACAACCAACTACTGAACTTGAGTTTGGTCTTTTGTACGCGCAAATACAATCTACTAATGGCGAAGTAATAGACCAGCACGAAGACGGAACTATTGTATACAAAGAGCCATTCGTGGAGCCTAAAGTTACAATAGAAGCTTTTGCACCAGAAGACTTTATTATAAATTCTGACCATAATAGTATTGACTTACAGTCTGCTAGGTTTCAATGTCGTATTATTACTCAGACAGCATCCAAATGGATTGAAGATGGTTACGACCAAAGCATTATTGAAGAAGTATCTGGTAACTATGCATACACTGCGGTTCACCGTATTTATAGATTTAGCGCGCAAAGTGAAGCAATAACTCTTCCTGTTAACCCTACAAGCGACGATTCCCAGCGTATAATCACTTGTGGTAAATGCTATGCCAAACTTGACTTGTATGAATGTGGTATAGCTACCTGGTACAAAATTATTGTAGTACTTAATGGCACAGGAGCATCGTTAATGGCAACGCACGTGCTCCATATAGAGCCTGTAGAGTGTTCATCATTTTTCGGTACAACTGCTATATTGATGAGTCATAAGTTCCAAGGTTTGTCTATGTATGATAGACTTAAAACGTTGCAAGACCAGATGACAAGCTTGTTACGTAGTAATTTAGATAATATCTATTTTACTAACAATGCAAGACTAGCTGTCCAAGAGAGCATGGTTAATCTTGACGACTTACAGCTAAACGTTCCAGGTGGTATTGTAAGAGTCAAACAGCAGGGCGTTATTCAGCCTATAGAGACTGGGCAAGTTGGTCAAGCAGCATTTGGCATGATGGACCACCTTATGAATGTTCGCACAGGACGAACTGGTGTGTCAGCAGAAGGTGCAGCTCAGCCACATGATGTTGGTGACAGAGTAGGAAGTGAGGGCATTAATCAAATAATGACTGCAAAAGAAGAGCTTACAGGGTTGATGGTAAGAGTGTTTGCAGAGACATTAATGAAGCCGGTTTGTATACGTATACGCGACCTATTGGTTCAACATGCTACAGGCAAGCCAGAAAATTACAAAATGAGAGGGGCTTGGAAACAGGTTAATCCTGCTGAGTGGTTTAAACGTGAATCTACGACTATACGCTGTGGTACAGGTTCTGGTGACAAAGCTTTTAAAATTACTGCGCTGTCTACTATCTTACAATACCAACAAACTGCTGTGGCTGTACCAGGACAAACATTGGTTGGCCCGGGCAACATCTACAAGACACTGGACGAGCTTGCAAAAGCGTACGGGCTTGTTGGTGCGTCAAGATATTTCATGGACCCACAAAGCGAAGATGGCCAAGCATTTGCACAGCAAGTTGCTGCGCAACAACAAGCCGCGCAGCAAACTCAGATACAACAGCAACAGACAGAGCTAAAAGCTATGGCTGATGTTGCTCAGGCAGAGGTTAGTAAAGCACAAACGGCACAACAAAATGTTAGCCTAAAAGCTCAGATAGACCAACAAGCACAACAGATTAAAATGTTAGAGCAGCAACTTAAAGCTAAGCAAGGCACTGACGAGCTTCAGTTCAAATATGACCAGCTAGAATCAACTACAGCGCTTAAGCTCTTAGAGCTTGAGAAAACTGCTGAAGAGTTTGAAGCCACGGAAGATAAGTTGGAGGAAGATGATGGACAAAACAAATAAACAAATTTTGCAAGAACGTGTTACAATTGGACAAAATGCACAAAGAGCTTTTGACCTATACCTTGATACGTTTTTTAAAGAGCGTGAATTAACTATTTACACAGAATTTGTAAACTCGCCTTTTGATGAAGCGAAGTTAACAGAGTTAAAACGGTGTCAGATGGCACTGGTCGATTTAAAAGGTAAGGTATTATCTGACATATCTGTCGGAAAAAATGCCGAAGAAAGTTTAAAAACACTATCCGAATAGGCGTGTAAAATGAGCAATACAACAAGTCAAATAGCTGAACTACTTGGTGAAGAAGATTTTGAGGACGTCGAAATAGACGAGACCGAAGAAGACACTGACGACCAAGGATTAGAAGGCGAAGATGAAGAAGAGCAAGAACCTAGCGAAGACCAAGAAGGCGATGTCGGCTCTTGGGGCCAGGCACTAGGCATTGAGGACGATAAAATTGTCCTTGACGAAAATGGCACAGTAGCAGGTATTAAAGTAAAGGTAGACGGTGAAGAGTCTATTGTACCTTTAAAAGATGTTGTAGCTGGATATAGTTTCAACGCGCACAATACGCAAAAATCACAGCAGCTTGCTAAAGAGCGTCTTGAGTTTGTTGAGCAGCAAAAGCAGTTTCATCAAAAAACCGTCGCAGAGTTGCAAGTGCATGAGCAATTGGCTAATGTTATTGCACAGCAAGTTCTTGGTGAGTATGCGACTGTTGACTGGGCTCGATTAGAGCAAGAACGTCCACAAGATGCCAGAGTGTTAAAAGCAGAGTACTTTGAAAAACAACAGTACTTTGGAAATTTAGTAAACTCTGTGCAACAACAGCTGCAACAAACTAGTGCTGAACTGCAGGAGCAACAAGCGCAAGAGTATGCGCAATACTTGCAAAGCCAAAAAGAAGCCACTTTAACTCTGGTACCAGAGTGGGCTGACAAAGAAGTGCTACAGAAAGATTTTGAAAGTATTAAAAGTGTCATGTCGGAGTATGGCTTCAGTGACCAGGAATTGAAAGGCGTCCAGGACGCAAGAATTTTTCCGCTATTGCGGGATTTAGCAAAATTGAAAGGTGCATTGAACAACGTTAATAAGACAGTTCAACAAGGCCCAAAAGTTAAGCATGGTAATAACGGTAATACGAATGCGAACAAAGTTAATCGACTTGTAAAGCAAGCTCGTAGTACAACTAACAACTATCAAGCTCAGCAGCTTAAAACTAGTGCTGTAGCTGAATTACTTAAAGGAGCCTTATAATGGCCTTACTAACAGCAACAACCCTTAAAAACGTCGCAAAAGGTGGTTTAATTGCCGAAGACGTCATGAATAAAATTTGGGATATTTCAAATATTCCACTGCCATTCCAAGACCTTATTGGCGTTGGTGAAGCAGCAAAATCGTCTTATAAAGAATGGACTACTGACACATTGTCAGCGCCCGATTTGAATAACGCGGTAACTGACGGCTATGACGCAACGGGCAACGATACTAAACTTGGTGCTCGTGTTGGAAACCATTGTCAGACATCGGTTAAAAACATTCAGGTATCTACCCGCGCTGACACTGTTAAAAAGTTTGGTCGCGCCTCAGAACTTGCTTACCAAATTGAACGTCGTCAAATTGATTTGCGCCGTGACCAAGAAGGTATATTACTAGCTAACCAAGCATCTGTAGCAGATACAGGCCCCGGTGGTGTGGCAGGTAAACTAGGCACTTTAACTAGCTGGATTGCTACTAACCACTTTGCAGCCGGCTCAGGTGCAACAGCAGGTGGATTTAACACAAGCACTGGTTTGACAGTAGCAAGAACACCAGGTACTAGAGGTGCGCTGTCAGAAGCTATGTTGCGTAATGCAATACAGGCTGTCTACCAACAAGGTGGTGATGTCAGAGTCTTAATGACTGTGCCAAGCATTATCAGCCGTATTTCAGAGTTTTTGTTTACGTCTTCTGCTAAAGTAGCGCAAGTACGTAACAATATTTCTGATGCATCTGAGGCAGCCACTGTTCTTGCAGCTGTTAACGTATATGTATCTGATTTTGGCACTATCTCTTTGGTGCCAAATCGTATGCAGCAAACTCATGTTGACTCTGCGGCAGCCACTTGTGCTGACGTATTTTTGTTAGACCCAAAATACATAACTACTTCGTATTTACGTGGCCATCAAGTAGAGTCATTAGCTAAAACAGGTCTTAGTGAAAAACGACTGATGTCTTGTGATTGGACTTTTATGTGCTACAACGAAAAGTCACAAGGCATGATTGGTGACGTTAATCCTGATGCAGCGATGACTGCGTAAATTTAGAAGACAAGGACGTCTACTTTGGAGTAATACATTATGGCTGAACAACTTAAACCTAAAATTATTGCTGAGGCACCTGCTGAGGCACCTGCTGAGGCACCTGCTGAGGCACCTGCTAAATATACAAAGATGCGTAATGTGTCAGGTAAAACCTTGCAACTTACATGTGGCGCAGTTGCGCCAAACGAAGAAGTTGATTTCAACGCAGCTGAGTTTTCAATGCTGCATATGTTTTTAGAAGGTTTAAAATAATGAACGACGGGATTTTTACATCAGAGTTTCACTTTCAAGAACACACTGAAACTTTAACTCGAAAGCTTGACCAACCTAGCAGAGATTTTATACTTGCTAGGAATGCAGAGCTGCGTAAAAATCCCGGCGTTATACAAGACTTAGGAAAGCAATCTGGTGAATCTTTTGGCCGCCAGGTTGCAACCATACCAATGATTACGCTATATGAAGCTATTAGAGATGGGTACGACTTACTTAGTAAAGATAAAGACGTAGCTGCTCGTGAGATGAATCGTTTTTTACGTAGCCCAGAAGGCAAGGCTTGTTTGGTGCAATAATGGATAATGAATCAGAAATTATAAAATTATTACAAACCGTAGCTGCAATGGAAGTCAAAGTTTCTACTTGTGTAGATAACCTTAACGGCTTTGGAAAGTCTATTAGGTCTGAACTACAAAAGAGTGAAGAGGATATAGCTAAGCTAGAACACTTAATTTTAAAAGCTCAGCTATATATTCTTGCTTGTGTGTCAGTTATGGGCGTAGTCGCCGGAATAGTAGGTTTTATAATATCCGCATATGGAATACGTCTTGAAGACATCTTTTTGGTATCTAAAAAATGAATTTACTTCAAATAAAAACAGCTGCTTTAGGATATTCTGATAGGTACGATACAGAAGTATCAAACAACTTTTTATCATGGATACCTATTGTAGAAGGGCGTATAAATAGCGTGCTTACTACACGGTTAAGCTTAAAAGATTCTGTTATACCTATTACAACTACAAACCAGACCTTTGCATTCCCTGCCGATGTTTTATTTTTAAAGCAGGTAAAGTTAGTTGAAACATCTGGTATAGAAGTTATTTTTCAATATATAAGCGAAGCCTATTTAAATAAAGTTATAGCTAACGGTGTGTCAAAACCTTATTATACGGTAACAAATGGTGCAATACAGCTTGCATATCAGATAAAAGATGATGGTTCACAAGAGCTGCATATTCGTTATGAGCAACAGTTGCCTGCACTAGAGGCCACAGACGATGAGAATTGGCTTTCTATAAGCAGTCCTCAAGTGTATATATTTGGTTTATTAGTAGAACTTTATGCGTTTGTTAAAGATGCTGAGGCCGCAGCTGCATGGGACGCACGATTTCAAAAAGAACTGGACAATATTGAAAACACCGACTATAGAACACAATGGTCAGGTACAACGCCTTTACAACAAAAATTAGGATAGCGCCATGGGTTTAGAGACTGCTTCTTTTATTAGCGCATTAAATTCTTCTTGGCCTTTAGGCACGGATAGTGGTACGTTTGGCGATAACCATTTAAGGCTTATAAAATCAGTGCTAAAAAGCACTTTTCCAGGTTCAGGCGGAAATGGCTTTAACAAGCAAATTATTGCTACTGAAGACGAGTTAAACCATTTACATGGTTTAAATGCCGATATAATGACGCTTATAGGTAACGCCACATTTCCAGCTGGTACAGTACTGCCTTTTTATAACGCAGCGCCTCCAACAGGGTGGACGCTTGTTAGTCAACCTACTACCAGAATGTTAGTAGTTGGTGGTACTACAGGGCATACATCAGCGGGTACAGATGACCCTTTATTGAATGATAAAGTGCCGACGCATAACCACCATGCGTCAGGCGGCACTACTGACTCTGCAGGCAGTCATACGCACTCGTTTACACCTTCACAAGTAGTAGACCCAGTTGTTGGTGGACCAGGTAATATTTTTGGTGGAACTGGTAATATAGAAATATCTACAGCCACTATTGGTACCGCCGGCGACCATACGCACACTTTATCAAGTTTAACTATAGATAATAACACAGGCGGGGCAAACTGGTCACCACGATACTTAGGACTAATTTTATGCTCGAAAAATTAGTTACATGTCCTTTAGGTCATGCATGCGAGACAATAAAAGATAACAAGATTCACGTGTGCGCTTGGCTGCTAGAATTAAAAGGCGTAGACCCTCAAACAGGCGAGCAAGTAGATAAAAAACAATGCGCTATAGTGTCGCAAGCCATACTGATTATGGATAACACTAAAGCAACATACGGCCAAATACAAGCATCCAACCAGTTGGCAGAAGCGATAGCAAATGGAAAAGAACCAGGTAATAGTACGAGACTTATCGGTAAACTTTGACTTACCTCAGAGTGACTTGCCAGATAACGTTTTTACAAAAGCTATGAATTTTACGTGTGAGCGTGGACGATTTGTAGCTACTAAAATGTCATGGCCTGCGCCTGTCAAAAGCGAGAAGGGCCCCTGGGACACTACGCCTGCAGTATTCTTAAATATTATTTCTGGGCAGACAAAAGGACAAGCTTATTTTTTAGCTTCTGGGCTAACAAAGGACTATGTATTTGACGGGTCTTCTTGGGTAGACGTCACATCTACAGATAAAGTATCAGGCAGTATAAATAGCGAGTCAAACTTATGGACAACTTGTAAACTAGGCTTTAATATTTTGGTTAGCAATAGTGAATTTTTTCCAGAAGTTTGGTCAGGCCAGTTTGGTGAGTCTTTACGCTCTTTACCTTTTAGTACAACTGAAACATTTAAGCAACGCGGAATAAAATGTAAAGCTATTCGTAGTCATAAGAATTTTTTGTTTGCTTTAAACTTAACAGAAAAAGGTGAGGAATTTCCGTACTCATACAGATGGTCACATCCTGCAGATGAAAATGGATTGCCGTTTTCCTGGGATGAGTTTGATTTATCTACGTTAGCAAGCAAAGAATCAGTCGGCGGTGACTATGGAGTTATTGTTGACGGGCTGTCGCTACGCGATTCGTTTTGTATATATACTGAGCGTGCTATTCACATACTTGACTACACTGGCGATGAATTTGTATTTAGACGAAGACTGCTAACAACCTCATATGGTTGCTTATCACAAAATTGTGTTGTAGAAGCCGAAAATTTACACTATGTTATTACAGCCAGCGATATTATTGTAAACGACGGTACATCAGTTCAATCATTACTTACTAACCATCTTAAAACAGCTTATTCTAGTGTAAGCCAAAGATACTTTGCCAACAGTTTTGCAGTTGTAAATCCAGCTAAAACAGAAATATGGTTTTGCTTTCCTGAAGGCAATTATGAGTTTCCGTCTTTAGCTATAGTGTACAACTATGTAACTAAGCAGTTTGGCTTAACAAGACTATACAGTAAGAATAATGGTATAGGTGTAATGTCAAGTATTTGTTTTAATAGCATATTGGCTAATGCTTATCCGTGGGATGACTTGGATACGTATTTTAGTACATGGGATGATTGGAATTTGCCTGTAGATACTAACCAGTTTTTTACTGGCTCAGGCGTAGACGGAGAGGCCTCTACAGGCCCTATTTTTGGAAATACGGACGTCTGGGATAACTCTATAAGCTCGCCTTTACAAACTGATTTATTTTGTATTGGGCCCACATTTTCTTTTATAGAGCAACTAGATGGTAAAAGACGTACTGGGGCAAGTTCGGAATCAGCTTACCGCATAGTTACATTGTTTGAAAAAACAAATTGGGCGTTAGAAGGTCAGGTTATAGTTAAGACTCTGACACGAATATATCCTAATATTTCTGTCACAGGAAGTCATACTAAAGTAGATGGTACCGAAGTTATAGACGCAGGACAAGCAAAAATTTATGTAGGAGCTCATGATTTTAATGGTTCTGCTATACGCTGGAACGAGCCTATACTTTTTGACCCTATTAACGATAGAAAAATTGATGTACGAGCCACAGGCGAATTACTAGCTATTCGATTTGAATTTAGAGGTTTTTATAGTGTAGATTTTTACGGATTTACAGCTGAGTATACTTTAAATGGTGTTAGGTAATGTCTATAGAAAAACCGCCTATATCTGACTCTAACTTGGCTAATTATTTAATTAGAGTTTTAACAAATTTAAATGCTACAGTAGACGCATGTAAAACTTTTGTTACAACTAGTGTCATAAAGAACCCTCAAAAAGGTAAGTTCTATTTCGTAGAGCAAGAGAACGTGCAGATTGGCACTACTGGATTGTATTTTTATAATGGCAGTGATTTTATAAAATTAGCAAATAGTTCTAGTCCTGCGCTATCACTTGGAGAGTCTCATACTGATGCTTATTACGGCGATTTTGGAAAAGCTGCATACGACCATAGTTTAGCAACAGGCAATCCACATGGATTAAATAAAGTTGATTTGGGCTTGGACAAAGTAGATAACACTAGTGATAAGCTGAAGCCTTTAAGTGATGCTACAGTAGTAGAGCTTAATAAGTACGTACCAAGTACCAGAAAAGTAAACGGCAAGCCTTTATCTGCGGATGTTGTACTAACAACTGATAACATAAACCCTAGCGTTAATAGAAGATACTTGACGCTAGACCAGTTTAATAACATATCTGTCGCCGCTTCTTCCACTAATGATGGCTACTTGCTTTCTTCTGATTGGACAGTCTTTAGTGGCAAGCAAGATTTTTTAGTTAGTGGTACCAATATAAAAACAATAGGTGGAGTATCAATCGTAGGGCCAGGGGACGTACCGGCGCTTACAGGACCAACTGGACCAACTGGACCAACTGGACCAACTGGACCAACTGGACCTACAGGTATAGAAGGTAGTAATGGAGCAACTGGACCTACAGGACCTACAGGTGCAACTGGCCCGACAGGCAGTAATGGTACAACTGGTCCGACAGGACCGACAGGACCGACAGGACCGACAGGACCGACAGGACCGACAGGACCGACAGGACCGACAGGCCCTACTGGAGCTACTGGAGCTACTGGAGCTACTGGAGCTACGGGCCCGACAGGCGCGGCGGGTGTAGATGGTGGTATCTGGCTATCATTAGGTGCTTGTACTTATGAAAGCGCGGATTCACCCACATTCCAATTCTCTATTGCTAGCGATGTGACTGGTACTATTGGTGTTGGTTTTAGAATCAAACTGACTCAAACGACGGTTAAATATTTCATTGTCACGGCCGTAGGTACATACAGTGGTGGTAAAACAATCATCACGATTTTTGGTGGCACTGATTACACGTTGGCTAATGCAGCAATAACAAGCCCGTATTACAGCAACGTAAAAGCACCGTTTGGTTTTACATTAGACCCAGATAAATGGAGCGTCATAGCGTCCGATACTACGTTGCGTTCACAGCTTAGCCCAGCGGCAAATACAAAGTACAATATTAACGGCTTTTCAATTGTTGCACCGATTGGTTGCTGGATACCGTCATACCAAGTATCCATTGCAATTGCTAATTCTTCCGCCGTTAATTTGAATATGTTTTGCACGTTACACACTACAAATTCAGGTGAAACCGCGGCGCACAATGGCTATATACAAGTGAATACTGCAACACAACTTCATGGAACGATTACTAAACTATTACCCATTATCACGATAACAGCCAAGCAGAATTACTATTTAAACGTCTGGACATCGTTAAGCGGCACGGTCAGCTTAAACGTGCTGAACGCCGATAAAGGCACAGGCATTATAAAACTAATGAGCGCGTATTTATGATAAGACTGTATAAAACCGACATGCTAGGTGAACTCATTCAAATGCTATGTTGCGACCATTGTGGTGAATGTATGGCATTAAACACCGATGATGTATCTGCAATGGATTTATTTCACTGTGAACACGAGGAATGCACTAAGCCTCAAAACGATAACCTTGATTTCTTACAAGAAGCAGAACAGTATGTATAATTTTACAGTAATACCTCCATCGTTGCTTGAGTATGTTTGGTTTGAAGTATCTCAACGACTTCTATCTGTTATAGAAGTAAGCAGCAATGAACTGTCTGTTGACGGTATTAAAGTGTCTATACTTGACGGAAAAAGCACGTTAATAATTGTGACAAGCGGCGCAAGATTATTTGGTGTAGCTACTTTAGAGATTCAGACATTTGACACTGGTCTTAAAGCGTTGTATATTCCAATAATTGGCGGCAGCCACATAGATGAATGGGGCGAGCAGTTTTTTTACATGTGCAAAGACATTGCCAAGCAGTTTGGATGTACTGAGCTGCGAGGCATGGCGGCTCGTACAGGTTGGTTACGAAAACTAAAACAGCACGATTTAAATTGGAAGTCATGCTATGAAGTTATTAAATACGATTTAACTGGAGAGTCGGATGGCTAACTTATGGGATTACATCTCTGGTAACGTGTCAGTAGATAGCAATAGTCCTATGGTAGATAAGGCTTTGTATTCTTTTACGTCAGGGCCTAGAGTAGCGTACAATGGCGCGCAGTCAGTGTACGATAGTTTTAAACGCGGAATGAGTAATCCTAATATTGAGGATGCTTTTAATGTAGCAGCTTCTGCAATGACTGGTAGCTTGCCATTTGCCCCTAAAGGAGCTGGTACGTTGGGCACAGTTAAGCTTCCATCAGCAACTAGCTATTCTAAAGTTTTATCAAGTATGGCCAAAGCAAAAATATCTAAAGGTGAAGATTTAGCTTCAGTGTGGAAACAAACAGGGTACCATCCGTTAGGAAATACTTTGGTAGGCGAAATATCTGACGCTGGAACAGGCTTTAATTTAGCTGAAATAGCCAAGCTTAAAAGCATAGCCGAAGCAAGAATGCATGATGTAAGTGCACCACTTGGTAGAATAGTAAACCACCCAGAGTTGTTTAAAAACTATCCGTGGCTAAAAGATGAGTATGTAGTAATGCGGTCGCACGCAGAAAATGAAGGCTCATACAATCCTAAGTCTATGCTTATAAATTTAAGTGCTAAGGACAAAGACATGTACAATACGTTCTTGCATGAGTTAGACCATAAACTTACAATACCTGAAATTTTTAAGCCTCAAACGCCTAAAACGTACGAGCAGTATTTAAACTTACCTTACGAGCAGTCGGCTAGGATGCGAGAGTTAAGATTCAAAAACAATGACTATACTAGCTTACCAAAGCTTAAATAAAGGGGAATAACATGGGCGCGTCACTAAGCAAAAATAAACAAAGTGCAAACAACCAAAGTCAGATGCAGCAATTTGTTAATGCGCCGCAGAATGCAGCATTATCAAACTTGTATGGTTTAGCCAATGGTGTATTTAACCAAAATCAGCAGTATGTAGGTCCAGGGCAACAAACAGCTCAAAATACCGCTAACCAAGTAATTGGTTCAGCTATACCTGCTTGGCAACAACAACTAAACGGTGGAGCATACGCAAACCTTGGTATTGGCAATCAGCTAATGAGTAGTCTAAATAACTCTTTAAATTCTCCATCGGCTACATCGTCAATCTACTCTCAAATGATGGGTGGCAACGGCAATAATTATGCCGATGCTATGAAGGCTTCTTTTGTTGGAGATGCTAATAGAGCACGAGACAATATGATGCGTACTTTAGATGCCAGGGCTACAGGTTCAGGTATGTCTGGCGGCTCAAGACAAGGTGTCGCTACCGCACTTGGTAACTATGACATTAATAGCAACCTGCAAAAGAACCTTGCAGACGTTGGCTACAATACGTTCGACAAAGATTTAAGCAATAAACTAATGATTGCTCAGCAAGCTGACCAGGGTACTTTAGCACGCCAACAGATGCTGTCAGGAATGTTAGGAGCGCAGAATGGTGCTTCTACAGGCGCACTTGGTATGGGTGAAGGTATGCAAAATCTTGGCCTTGGAGCTTTAGCACCTGCATCTGCCGGATGGGGTAACATACAAGGTTTGTCCAATATAATTGGCCAGCCAACAATACTTAGCAGCGGCACTTCATCTGGCTCATCGTCAGGAAAGAGCAAAGGTAATAGTGTCGGTTTTGGCAATCTATTTGGGTAATTAATTTTAGGTTAAAAACCATTCAAAAAAATGATAAATAATCGAACTCTATATAAACTTATTTGAATGAAAAATTAAATCTGATATTGATATATAGATTAAAAATTTTCTCTTCTTAAATCGAGAATTTAAAATGAACCTAGTTGATTTACTACAAATGACTAAGCCTCAAGCTACTCAACAGCAGTCAGAAGGATTAGGGCCGATTATGCAATTTTTAAGTCAGAATCAGGCACCTCAAATGACTCAAATGCAGATGCCGCAAATGACCGACTATGGGGGCATGTACGCAGAAGCTGCTCTACAAAAGAAGCAGCAAGAAGACCAGTATGAGGCTCATTTAAAGCAAAAAGCAGCTTTAGAAGCACAGCAAGCTCAAGCTGTTGTTGGTCACGAGTCTGAACTATCTGATGACCCTCAGGTGCAAGCAATGCTTAAGTCTGGTAATCCACAGCTGGTTTCTTATGCTATGAAAATAGCTGAGGATGAGAAGCAGAAAAAGATTGCTGCAAAGTACGACGAGAAAATATCATATCCAGATTGGCAAAATGCTTCTCCGGAGGAACAAGCAAGAATGTCTGAGTTTATGAAATTAAGTCATGCTAGTACTAATATCAACGTTGGAGACGGCAAGCAAATGGTGCCAGCTTCTACTTTAGACAAGGATAATTGGGGCATACCTAGAGACGTACCTGCTATGCTTAATACAAAGACTGGAGAAGTTACAGCTAGGCCCAAAGCTGTCACGGAAGACCAAGCTAAAACAGCTATGTACGCACAAGGATTAGGTGACGCTATAGGTCAGCTAGAGTCCATGTCAAAGACTATGAGTATGACTCCTGATATTACTGACAAAAGTTACTTAGGTAGTGTAGCTGCAGCAACAGGCATTCCTATACTTAAGGACTATGGTCGAGCACAGATGTCACCAGAGCGCCAAAAGTTTGAGGCCAAGGCTGCTGAAGCAAAAACAATGGTAGTGCACGTTCTTACAGGTTCAGGCTTCTCAGCGGCTGAGGCTGAAGAAAAGGCTAATGCATACATCCCTCAGTGGGGTGATAAAGACTTATCTACTAAACTAGAGTCTTTAAAAAGCTTGCATGCCGGAGCTATAAATAGAGCTGGCCCAGCTTTGCAGCAACCTGTAGGCCAAAATAGCTACGATGATATTATTAACGCAGCTGCCGCTAAACACGGCGTTGACCCTGATTTAATTAGAGGCGTTATTGGGCAAGAAAGTGGCGGTAACCCAAATGCCGTTAGCCCTAAGGGAGCAGGCGGACTTATGCAGTTAATGCCTAGTACAGCAAAACAGCTCGGTGTAACTAACGTCAATGACCCTGTGCAAAATATTTTTGGTGGCGTTGAGTATTTGAAAAGACAGCTAGACACATACGGCAATGTTCCAGAAGCGTTGGCCGCTTATAACGCAGGACCAGGAGCTGTTGATAAGTATGACGGCATACCTCCTTATAAAGAAACCAAGGAGTATGTTAACAAAATTGTCGATAGCTATGCTGGAAGTAAAGCTGATGTAGCTAAAAAACAAGCTGAGTACAATGCTAGCCATCCTTTGGTTAAAAAAATATTTGACCAATCACCAGATGGTAAAGCCAAGAACGAAGCGCGTAAAGCCGCATTAGAAGAGCGCGCTAAAAAATTGGGGATACAATAATGTCACTACAAGATGATTACAAAGATGCTATAGCCAATGGTGACTATGACAAAGCCGAGTCCATACTAGGTCAATTGGAGTCATCACAACCTATTGAGCAAAAAATAAAAGCTTCGTACGCCAGTGGCGATATGGAAGGCGCACTAAAATTGCTTGAGGAGTACAAGCTAAAAAACCAAATCTCAAATGCTACAGCACAACTATCGCCACAAGAATTGCGCTCACAAAAGTTAAACCAAGAGTACGGTCAACCACCACCTTTTGAACAGACTCCTACGTTCAAATACTTAAGCCAAGAAGCACGTGACATAGAAGAGGAAGGTAAGTATTACACTAACCTGTCTCCAGGCGAAAAGCTTTTATACAAAGACACCAAAGCGTTACCTGGTATGCCGTTCACTTTATTAGACACTTCTCAAACACAAAATACTACTGGCGCAGACGTTGCTGACTCAAAAGTGCTATCGTACATGTCCAAGGCAAACGTGTTAGACAAGCTGCCTTTAATAAGAAATAATACTTGGCCACTTAAAACTGGACCAGGAAACAATTGGTACGACTACATACCGAGACCTGCGGCAATTGGAGGTAGTGGAACTAAAATAACCGACTACATCCCTGGAATTGGAGCAGATTTTGGTAATAACTTGCATCCTAACAGTAGGTTCATGCTAGGTGCTGGGCACACATCTGATATGCTTACTACAGGAATTGGTAACATAGTTGATGTTGGCGCTAGTATGGCAGCACATAACTGGGCTGATAAAGGTTTATTTCCGCAAATACTTAATGAGTATGCTGCTAAAAAAGATGCTGCTATAGCTAATAGTGGTGATGACAACGAAGCTCTAAAAGAGTCTGCTCCTGCTAGGGACATTTTAACCAAAGTGCAAGGTATGTCTGGCTTTATTGGTGACATGGTACCTTACGGTGTTGGTGGAGCGCTTATGGGTCCAACTACTACAGCCATAGGTGATGCAACAGTTGGTAACCTTGCTAAACTAGCTGTTAAAGGAGTTGATACAACCAAGAGTGAAACTTCATCACTTATGCTAAAACTTTTGCACGCACTTGGCAAAGGTTCACAGGCTGACGCTGAGATAGCTATTCCAAACGCAATAGAAAAAGGTTTTAAGCTAAACAGAATTAAAGGCTACACTGACAACCCTTACCTTAAAATGGCACCAGGCCAAATAACTGGTGGCACAGTGCAAGGCCTTGCTGAGGGATGGTCAAGACCAGACCAGTCAGCTGAGGAAGGTGCTTTATATGGACTATCTGGTGGCGTACTTGCGCACGTTTTTGGCCCAAAGCTTGCACACTTGGATGTAGAAGGTAGAGTTCCGTTAAACAAGAATTACCAAGACTCTGTTGACTATTTTCGTAAGAATGGTTGGCAAGGTTCAACAGGCTTGAGGTACAATAACCCTGAGCTACAGGCTGGATACCATTATGCTGGCACAAATCCAAAAACTGCTGGGTACGTTAATACTGAACGGATGATTGACCAAAAGAACGTTAACAAAACTATGGCTCGTGACGTTCTTGGACTAGACCAAAAAGAGTTTGCTGATTTTTACAAGCAACAACATGGTAAAGATTTTGACTTTAATAAGTTTGAGGAGTTTACACCAGACGTTGTTGATTCCTCCAAACGCTTTCTTGGTTCAAAATTTGATAAGATACAAAATGAAACAACCGGCAGGTTTACACCTGATGCTTTAGAGGAAATGAAAGCGTTTGTAGCTAAGCTGGGTACAAGCACAGATGCTACAGACAGGCAGCTGTATGATTTAGCTAATAATCACCTACAGACAGTTCTTGGATACACAAAGCGTACACCTCAGTTTGTACCAAAAACTATAGACTCTGCTGAGCTAAAAAGTCTTGGTGATGAGCTAAAGAACTTACATTTGTCAGCACCGGTAGGCTATGAGAATAAGTTTAAAGCTGAGATAGCTCCATTCTTTAGGACTTTGAAGTTTGCTAACCAAAAGGCTGGTGGAAAAGGTGCTAACATAACTGACGAAGAGGTTAAGTTTTTAAACACCCATGAAGCCAAGATGTTAGCTAAAGAGGGCTTAAACCAAGACCCAGCTTTACAGCCATTGTACGATGGTTTAAAAAGCTATCTTAACAAAGTTAAAACTCAAGTTGCAGAAACTCGTGACCCAATAACAGGGAAGTTTATTCCTGTTGAGGTACCTGGTACTGCTATGAGCCAGTTAAGTAAGAAGGTTAACACTCAGCTTAACAACATGTACAACAGTGGTGAAGTGCTTGGTTTAAACTCAGCCCATGCAGACCAGTTCAAGCCATTTAGTAAGTTTGTGTCTGATGCTTACGATGAAGGATACAAGCTCAACTCAAGTATGACAGAAAAGGAAATACGAGACGTTAGGTCAAAGTATGCTATGGCCAAGACGTTGGACAAAGGAATGACTCAAGGTGGTGACATAGATTTGAACTGGATAAAAGACGCGTTTAGAGCTGACGACAGGCTTATGAACGACTCCTTACGTAGACGTGGTATTAGCATAGATGACTTCAAAGGTAACGACGTTGACCCTAAAATAGCTTTGCAACATGCAGCAACTCTTGGTGAACTACTATCTAAGCAACACGGTGCATTAAATACCCAAGGGCTTAACTCCGAAGTGTCTAAACAGCCACTACTAGAAAGAATCCTTATGACACCAGATAGTCTGGTTGGAAGTCCAATCCAAAAGCTTGCTGCCAAAGGGCACGTTAAAGGTGGATGGCCAATAGAGACTGGTTTGTTAGGAGTAAGGTACAAAGGTACGGACTCAAGAGGCATTAAACATTCTGGTATCATGTCTCCTTACAACCTGTTCCATGCTAGACAAGGTGCTGTTGGAGCTAACCCACACCTGTTGTCTGCTATTGGCGTTAATGAGGATTACTACAACGACGCTAATAATCTAATATCGAGATTATTAGGGAATATAGAATGAAATAATGATAATTAATCGAACTCTATCTATCCAAGATTGAATGAAAAATTAATTTTAATATCATCATATCTATTCAATAAAAATCATCTTAAATCGAGAATTTTTAAAATAAAAGAGGTGTAAAATGTCTGTATCCGCTGAACAAATGCTTAACGACCAACAAAATGCTAGTAATAGAGCTTACTTGAATGCTTTAGCTAAAAAGAAAAGAGAGGAGGAATTATTTAGACAAGCTAATGCTGATGCTATGCGTCAGGCAGCTATGCAGTACCAACTGCAACAGCAAGGTGTGCAACAGGGGTATGAGCAAGATGCTGCTAGCGGCTTAGACAAAATGGGAATTTTACGGTTACTTGGCGACTTTAACATAGGACACGATGCCGCTACGCAAGGTCTTAGTCACGGTATGAGCTTTATATCTGGGGATACAGGTAGAGCACAGGACGCTCTGTCACCAACTATGCTACCTGCTACGCAACAGCCCCCACGGCAGCTACCAAATGTGGTTGGTGGTGCAACTATGCAACCACAGAGTTTGTACGAAAGTATTATGGCGCAGGCTGAAGGCACTGGTGACCAGATTAGTGCCAGAACGAAAGAGGCAAGAGAGCGTGCTAAAGCTCTCTTGCGAGTGATAAGAAATGCTAGATAGGCTTGTTTTGCTCTTGCTCTTGTTCTTGCTCTTGCTCTTGCTGAGTATCTTTTAAAAGATATTGTTCGGCAAGCCACATCTTGGTAGCTTCTGCAAGAGCTTGTTTGATAGTAATATCATGGTCATTACAGTACTTTTTGAATGGCTCGTAATCTGTACGTAACATGTTGGTTACTGCGTACTTAGGTTCTGCCATTACGCATCCCCGTTAAGTATTTGATAACGTACGTAAACGACTCTTGGCTTAGCTCTTTATTTTTAAAAGCCGCTTGCAAGTCTGTTGTGCTTACGTACTTAAGTTCACCGTCTATTTCAAAACCTATGTTGACAAAGAAAGCTGGCTCAGGCTCTCCTGGTATTGTATTAACTCCTTCATTAATATTGTACATTATTTTGTACCTCACAGATAGTGTTTAAGCCGTCTCTAAATCCGTCTTTCTCTGCTTTGCCTATCATTGAAAGCATGTATAACAAGACGCCTATTTCAATTATAGCTCGCATTACTCTTCACCTCTTATTCCAATTGCTACTGGATGGAAAGGCTTTCTGTCATTGGTCCATTCAAAGAACTCAACGGTAAGCATCTTTCCTATAAAATCATTTCGGTTTGTCCAAGCATTATGTTTGTCTTGCATAGTGCCCATAGCAGATACTCGAAAGGTACTAAACGCCTTTGCCGTCGGCCCAACTCTTGGCATAGCGTTACACTCAAAAATAGCCCAGCCATCAGACGATTGGTGCACTCCAATAATACAAAACTCATCATCTAGCACCTGTTTGACTTTAACCAACGATTGACTGCGTTTACCTGGCTCGTATGGAGTATCTCCATGCCGCAAGATTAAGCCTTCATACCCTTTATCAATAGAGTCTGTTAGCATGTCTTTAATATTCATGCCTTTAACGTACTTAGTAGTTGGTGCTATAACTACAGACTGACTACTACCATTCTTTCTTAGCCAATCAATACGAGCTGCATAGCTAATATCAGAGTTTGGTACAATAACATCATACACAACATATACAAGATTCTGACTTTCTGTTTGGTTCTTACGAACCCAAGAACCAATGGTTTGCAACGCGGTTCCATGATGGTACAACTCGCCATCAAGTGTATACCCAGGCAGTAGCCAGGGTAGCTCTTTTAAAACATGATTAATAGATAGAATTGGCTTGCCATTGCGAGAGTATGCTGTTAGCTTATGGTTTTGGTTTGTAACCAAGCATCTATGCCCATTGTACTTGTACTGTAAGAAGCATTTTGCATAATCGATGTTTTTAACATCTCTGAACTTTTGAGCCAACATTGGCTTTAATAACTTACTAGCGTTAAGGCCTTTTGAAGCAATAGCTTCTTCAATTGTAGGACAGTACCCTTTGTCAAGCTGCTTGTTAATTCGAGACCGAATTTCTAAAGCAACCTGCTCGTCAATATGTCTGCCTGATTGGTTAACTTCTACTACGTCAGTAGCTACTTGCATGGCTCCATTTAAAATACCGTGCTGCATAATTAACACGTTGTTTTCTGCAAGAATAGACCATACACGTATTTGGTCATTTGCATCTGTTTTATAAAGTGTTACAGTCATTTAAATCTCCTAAAGCAATACGGACCAACGGTTTCTTCGGCGGCAGAGTAGTGTTGTCTAATACAATATGCTCTGTAAAAGCCGCAAAGAATTTTTCTATGTCTTCTTTTTCAAATAAGCTCATTAAGCCGTACAGCTTGCCTAACTTGCCTTTAGTCTTTTTAGCCTTCTGGTACATGAAGTTTCGCCACGAGTCTGTACCTAGCTCTATGCGAATACCGATGACTTTCATGTCGTCAAATACTTGCTCTTTTGACGATTGCTTTAAGCTGTCGAATATTCGGCCTATTTGGTCACTAACTTTTTCATCTATCATTTGGTTAACTCGCAAGGAATCCAAGAGAATTTTGGAGTATTTGATTGATAAGCATAGCAGTTACCTTTTTGGTCTTTAGTATACTCCATAGCAATAATGTTACTAGCTTGCTCTATGCTGTCAACAGGAGGCATATAAAGCAAGGTGATTGCTACCATACCTAAAATTAATACCAGTACTTCCCATTCAATTTTCATAACTGCACCCATTGTCTATTAGCACTTTCCCAAAGCTCTTTACATCGTACGCTATCAGCATAGTTATGCAAGAACACAACTCTTTGGCAGCTTGTGTTTAGAAGCATTTTTAAACAATGCATGCAAGGCGCCACATTGGTGTAGCAGGTGTGAATCACATTTGGTTCTTTGCATCGAATTAAAGCATTTTGCTCTGCATGTATAGCCAAACATAAATCTAAGCCTTCACCAGACTTACACTCTGAGCCAGAGCATGGCTCATCTAAGCAATGTTTCATACCCTTTGCAACACCGTTATAACCAACAGACAGTACATGGTGGTTTGCATCAACCAAGAAGCATCCAACCTGTCTTCGTTTACACGTCGACTGTTCAGCAATATCTTCTGCGAGTCTGGTGAACGTCATCATTTTTGAGGGGCGAATAGCCATCATAGTTCTCCAAATGGGTGTAGTTCACGTTTAATAGCCATTTTGTTGTCTGCTAATGTTTTTGAGCCAAACTTTGTCGTATTCAACTTCTATATTTTCTGGTGTTATACCAGCAGCCAGACAAATGTTTAAGCAAAAACATAACATATCTATAGCTTCTGATTTAACTTCATCATCAATGATAGCTTCTTCTTGGCATACAGCCAAATGTGACTGTTTCCATGGTTTTAACACTGTACTGCCATGTCCAATCTGTTGCATTAACTCAACAACCTCTTGGTTCATAAAGAACGAATGTTCCTTAATATACTTTATAATGTCTCCTTTTGTCGGCTGTTCCGGCATAAAGCATGGGTGCAAATCGGTTGTATTTTGGGCAACTATGTTAAGTAGTTGCAGTTGTTTATTTAGTATTTCGTTCATAACAGCTCCTCGGTTGTTAGTAACCAAAATAGTTACTGCAAGTGGTGCCTGTTACACACCACTCACGCTAACTACTTAGTCAAACGTTCTTTTATACCTAAGTACACATTACTGCCAGGAAACTGGTCACGGTGCTTATCGTGAAAGAACTGGTCTTTGTCCCAATCCATCACATCGTTCTTTTCTGATGGTGGGAATATAGTTGTTTTTCCAGCCTTGACTTGGTTAATGTGGTACGTATCTTTACCATTTAGGTCAATCAATGGTTTTAAGAACGGGTACACTTTGCACAATTCAGTCCATAGCAACAGCGCAACAACGTTGTCAGATTGTGTTTGAATGTGCTCGTCAATGCGTTGTTTGATATAGTTAATTATGTCTTTTAAACAACCAGACACCAGGTAGTAGTGAGATTTGTTTACTGGCAAAATAGTTCTAGCATCAAACACATTGACTTCACCAGAGTCAAGCATGTCGGCATAAAGCTGTGCTGAGTGGTACGCAAGGAACTCAAACCGTTCTCTAAACTCCTCGTTGGCAAGTATTGATGGCTTAACAACCAGCTCCAAGTCACGAAGGTCGCGGTCTGAGCATTGTGCTGAGAACGTAAACGCACGGTGTCTAATCAAGTGTGTCACGTCAACTAAATCAAGTCCTGATACGCTGAAGTTTACTCTAAATGTTTCTAACGCCAATGGAAGTGCTGTTCCAGCAAACAATTCAGACAAGCATTTTTCCACATCTTCCTTAGTAAACTCAGTTCTTGGCTCTGTGTTCCAACCGTTCATAGAAAATTGGCACATAGTGTTAACTGCTTCCTCCAAATCTGTTGGGTTAATCAACTCAACTTTAATACTTGACAGTTGCTCTACCATTGATAGATTAGCTGGTTTGCCAAACTTCTTTTCACAGTAGAATGGCTCAATGTCTGTTCTTATTACTTTTGGCATGTTAATGTCCTTTCAATTAAAGTTGCATAGCCAGCCAAATCATGTATGCTGTCTATGTGTGTTGGTGAACCTGCAAATCTTACAAGCTTGTTAACCAAGTCTGTAATCATAACTTCTTCCGCAGGCGTAAAACCAGAACCAGAGCACCTTCTTTTGTGCTCACGTAAAGTCTCCATTATCCATCCACGTGTTTTAGTGCCTTCTTCGTAGTCGCCATAAATGGAGCCACGTTGCTCCAATGTTTCTTCTACACTCATACTAATATAACTCCTTGTCCGGATGTTAAGTAAATGAACTTAGCGCCAGATTCTGCAACAAACTCATCTACAGCTTTTTTAATGCCAGGTGTTATGTGGTAACCGTAGTCGTCTAGCACAATAACTCCACCAGTGTGCATTCTTGGGTATACGTACCGTAGAACAGCCAGTGTTGGCTCGTACACATCAAGGTCTAAGTGAACAAAGTTAAACATATCATCACGGCCTTCTAACGTGCCTGGCAACGTACCAACTACTACGTACGCATCTTTAATTCGCTCAAACGTTTCTTCAAGCATGCTGTCAACACTAAACTCACCGTCTTGCATTATATCGTGCTCACCAGAGCCTTTAATGCCTTCGAACGAGTCGAACGCAAGAACATCAAACCCCATGTCCAATAACATCCGAGTTGTGTAGCCTGTGTATACACCAAACTCTGCCGCTCTGTCACCGTGCTTCATAGCAGCTTTAGCAAATTGTTGGATGTTATACATTCGCTCTTCTGATTGGCCAAACCCCATTTTGCCAACAAACTTACCTTTAAAAGGTAACCATCTTGGTAAGTTAAAGCCTTCAAACAACACACCAAAGCCTTCAGGTCCTTTTAGTGCGTAAACATCAATTAACGTCTGAATGATTGGTCTAACAACCATTCGCTCTGTTTTTCCTTTATTAAGCAACTCTTCTGTACTCATTTAGCGCATCCTCCAATTTTAAAAGTCTTTGTTTGGCGTCTTCTACTACAGACTCCATATACATGTTTCCAAGTTTAGCCTCATTTTCTGCATACTGAATAACTTGCAAGGTGTCAGCATACTTAGTAATCTTTGCTTCTACAGAGTGCCCTTCTTTATACTCTGACCAAATGTTTTTTACGCCAATAGGAAAGAATTGATTAACCACTTGGTACTCTACAACCTCTACAGCATTAGCAATCAAAGGAAATTTTCTTTTGGTTGCTACAGTTATATCATCAGTCCAACTCTCTGTCCAGTCGTGTATTGTTGCCATTGTAACAGCTTTACCTAAGTCAAACACATAGTCATCTTGTAACTTAATAACCAAAGATGCAACAAAAAAAGAATGTTCAGCAATCGACTCATTTTTAACTCTTGGTATAACACTGTAACGATGTATAAAAGCCAAGTTGTAAATCTGAGCCAAAAACTCATTCAATGAGGTCATCATGCACCTCAGTACTTTCAAACTTAGCATACTTTAACCAGTTTACAAGTGCCATTTTTAGCTCATGCTCTGTTGTAACAAACGCACCAGATGCTGCCAACATAAGGTTGAACTTTTGTCCATACTCTCGTGTTAGCCAAACGTATAGTATTGGAATGTCTTTTGCATGAGCCCAACCGCACTCAAACATTGTGCCAACGTCTTTACCATCTGTAATAGCTAAAACAAACTGTGATTCATCCATAGCTATCAAATTGGCGTTAAGCACATCTTTGGTTGTCATGCCTGGCTTAAATAAGTTTTCGTCTTTTGGGCTAAAGTACGTAATACCTTGTCCTGCCAAAATTGACTTAACTCGCTCAAGTCTTGCCATTTGAGCATCAGTGAACCATGGACCTGCCAAGTAACACTCATGACTTCTTTCTTCGCTCATTTTCTTTACCTTTGTTTCTTTAGTTGAAATGTCACATCTAAACAATCACCGAAGTTTAGTGTGTGTTCTGGTACTAGCACAACAGGCTTACCTGCCGCACTTAATTTTATAGCTTTGTTCATAAGCTTCTTTTATTGCGTTAAAAATATTATCGAACTCTTCCTCGTTAAACAGCACTTTATCATCTTCTGTTTTTGCTATTACTGATATTGCTCCATAGTAAGGAGTTCCATCAATTACTAACGTAATAGTTACTTCAGTTGCTTCATCATACGTTTTTACTGCATTAGTTCCATTTGACTCATCACAAATGTTGTACATTGGGCCTTTTACAAACGTTATCATCTTATCACCTCAAGTCTGAATTTTTAGATTGATTTATTATAAATGATTTTCAAATAAAATCAATATATTTTTAAATTATTTTACTTAAGAACAGCCTCTAGTAGTGCGTTTTGTAACGCTGACTTGTCTTTAAGTACACTCAGTATGTTGTAATCAACAGTGCCTTTAGCAGCAATGTGGTGTATTGTTACCGAGTTCTTAACACCTTGTCTGTGCACTCTTGCGTTAACTTGGTCGTATAGCTCTAAATCGAACGGTATGCTGAACCAAACAACGTCATGGCATCCACCATATTGTAAGTTTAGTCCGTGACCACCAGCTCTTGGATGTAAAAATAATATTGGAAGCTTGCCAGCACTCCAATCAGCAATGGTTTTAGTCAGTGCAGCATTGCCTACGCCTCCTCCAATTGTTGGTGCTTCACCTAAATGCTTTTTTAGTAGTGCTAACTCATGTAAATGTTCGTATACAACCAATAGTGGCCTGCCAGCTAAAGACTCTACAAGCTCTTTTACAGCATCTACCTTTTCGGCATGTATAACCACAGGCTCTCTGGTCTCAGAGTATACTATACCATTGGCTATCTGTTTTAACTTGCTACCTTGTGATGCTGCGTTCAGTGCAGTCACTGTCTCACCAGACTCTTTATGCTCTAGTATGAACTCGTTTTTAATACTGTTGTACGCATCTATAGCTACTTTTGGTAGTATAACTTGAATAACGTTATCAATACGCTCTGGCAATGTTATTTCGTCATGGCTTTTGTGCATGATAATGTCGTTTATAGCACCATAAATGGCCTCATCAGCACCATCTTTTAGCTCGTATCCCCATCCATCATAGGACTTGTTAAAGTACTTGTTCCGAAAGTGTGTTATGAACTTCCCAAGTCTTGACCCGAAATCTAAAGCATACACTTGAGGCCAAAGTTGTATTAAACCATTAGGTGCTGGAGTTCCAGTTAAAATTACTCGTCTGGCAAACAGCTGTAAGTTTGACTTAAGTAAGTGAAACCGTTGAGACGAATGGTTTTTAAATAGTGTTGACTCATCAAGTACAAGCATAAAACGGTATTTAACAAACAACTGAGTATGGTTTTGAAATAGCCATTTTAAACCCTCTGGGTTAATAACGTAAATATCATGCTTTTTGCGAATTATCGAATCTTTGGCTTCACCATGTACTATAGCTACAGACAAGTCTTTAAACTGCTCCCACTTCTCAACCTCGTTTGGCCATACTGCATAACATACACGCAATGGAGCAACTACCAGCACACGGTCAATTTGCTTGTGCTCTAGCAACGCTCTAATAGCCATAAGTGTTGATGGTGTTTTGCCAAGACCTGGCGGTAGAAACAGACCAGCACCGTTGTGAGTCAGTATCCACTCAATCGCATCTTTCTGGTAGTCGTGTGGTACGAACAACATTTAAACCTCCTCTTTATAGTCTTCAATCTCTCTGTTGTACCATTCTTGTAAGTTTCTGTCGTTATAGTGATGCTGATGTGCGTTTGTTAGCAAGTACTTTTTGTACTCTGTTTTTACGCCTCCACCTGCTTCAGCTATTTCAACTTTGTGCATATCAGCAAACTCTTTAATAGTACACGGTAAAAATTTATAATCTATACCTGGCATAAAACCTCCTCGTTAATTAAAGATATGATTCTAAAATTAATCAAAATCATATCTTTAATCGAACTCTAATAGACCTATATTGAATGAAAATTAAAATCTAATATCATCATATAGGCCTATCAAAAATCTTCTTAAATCGAAAAATAATCGATTAAAGCCATTAGGGGCAACCAAGTACATTAGCGTTACAGAGCCCCAGAACCAGTTTCTGATTCGTTTTTGGTTTCGTACCGACATACTCTTATAATCTTTAATCATCACACACCTCTTTAATAAACGCCTCTACCAACTCTTTTGAGTTAATCATTTTGTAGTTAGTAGTATGCTTAGTTATTTTAGCCTTAACATGTTTTTGTAAATCTGTTAAATCTAAGCCTGGACGTTTTAGCTCAATAAACCAAACTTGCTTATTGAGCAAAACAATTCTATCTGGTACACCTTTGTTTTGAGGGCTTACCCACTTAAAGCATTCGCCACCATTTTTGGTAACTTGCGTAACCAAATATCTCTCGACGACTTTTTCTAACATCACTCATATCCCGAACATAAGTGCTTAACATAACAGTAACGACAATATTGGTTTGGTTTTGGTGCAAACGTTTCGTCGTTGTGCATTTTACTAACTTCTTTTTTCCAAGCATATAAATGCTCTGCCAAATCAGTCTGGTAAAACGTCCAGCCTTTTACTTCACCAGAGTCTAAGTACCAAAACTCGACATCGACCTCATCTATTGATTCATTAAGCAACAGGTACACGTTAGCGTACAAACGAGCTTGGTCTACGTGCTCATCATACTGCTTACCTGTTTTAAAGTCAATAACCAAATTGTGCTTGTGTACAGTAGCATCAATTTTGAGTCTTAGCCAAGTCTCTGGCTTTTCCCACCCGTCCTCTACAAGTTTCCAATTTTTGTCAAGGCACAACTCTTGTTCAGCAATAGCACCATTATCTTTGAGTTGTTCAAACTCTTTAGCAAATTTTGACAGCACTGGTGGTAACGATGTAACAACACCATTCAGGTAATCTTCCGCCATTTTGTGTATGTCATTACCACGAGACAAATGATAGCTAGGAGGCTCTGGCATTTTTACAACTCGTTGGTAAAGCCATTTATGCGGGCACTGTTTGTAAGAACTTAATGAACTATAGCTCCATGTTTTTTGCTTAGTCTCCATGTAGTACTCCATGACACTTTCTGTCTAAAGGATGGACATCTTCCAAAGACTTGTACAAAAATGACCATTTACCATTTGTGTGTTTGTGCACAGCCAATCTTGCTTGTAGGACATCAGTAGCTATTACTTTATAGTAACCACTGCCCTCTTGGTGACTTGATGCTGTAGTGCAAAAATACTCATTCATTACATTATTCATCATATTTCACCATATCATAAAGGTTTTTACCAACTTCACCATCAGACATTAAAGGAACGTCCCAACCAGGAATATCGTCCATTGCCCATTTCAAAATTTCCATGTCCCTGTCAACGTACTCATCTAACACTTCAAGTACAATTTCGTCATGCACCTGTACAGCAATTTCGCCTTTTCTGTCTGGATGGTTGTAATAACGAACCATTGCTTCTTTAGTCATATCAGCAGACGAGCCTTGGATTAGCAAGTTCAACAACTTATAGTACCACTCTTGTCTTTTGCCATTAACTATCTTTGGCTCTTCAACCCAATATCCACGTCCACCCCAAGTGACAATTTGTTTACCTGACTTTGATATTCTGGTAAGCTCTGAGCTTAAGTCACCAATCTCAGGGAATGCTCTTTTATGTAGAGCAAGCATCTCTTTAGCAGTTTCAGCGTCAATACCAAGGTTTCTTGATAATGCACCAGCGCCTCCACCGTATACGCATAAGAAGTTCATAACCTTAACAAACGTTCTGTTAAGTCTATTGCCAGTGAATTTAAAAATTAAGTCACTAGCAAAAGCATGAATATCAGTCTTTGGGTCATTTACATAAGCTTCAAGCATAGTACCTTCTGCATAATGAGCCAACACTCTTAGCTCTTGTCCTGAGAAGTCACGTTTAACAAATGAGTGCCCGGGCTTCGATACAATCAAACGTCTTGGATTAGGCAAGTCATCAGCCTTGGCTGTAGCATCTTTTGACACATTTAGCGCACCTTTAGGCAGCTGTTGGATATTAGACGAGAAGCGTCCAGAGCGTGTGCCATAATCGTCCTCACCACGAGTTTGGTTGTAGTACGGATACATCTTGCCGTTGTACTTAGCAGCTTTTTCTGCAAAAGGTCTGACGTAAGTACCAATAAGCTTTTGAAGCTTAGAACGACGCTTCATTAAACTAAGGAGGTATTCATCGCTAATGTACTTGGTTAAAAACTCTGCACCGTATCGTGGATTGCCTTTTCCAGTGTATTCAATTTTTGACTTGTCTATTAAGCCTTTGTTTGCAAGAGCCGTAAAGAACGCCTTCTTGCCGGGCTCTTCACCACCACCATAAGCTTTAAGCTGTAGCTCAATTAAATCAAACTCACCTTGCCACTTGGTGTTTATTGCTTGAATGTCAGGTGTAAGGTGTAGACCGCGTTGTTCCATTCCAATGACAATGGGAATAAGCTGCATTTCACGATTAAAAGCATCCCAGATTCTAGGAACGGTGTCCATCAAAGTCTTGTAGTACCAGTACAGCTCGTATGTGCGGTCTGTATCACCAATGGCGTATTTTCCAACTATATCTCCTGGTGCTTTAGCAATGTAACGTCCAGGTTTAAAACCATGGGATATTAGCCAATTGTTGAGTTCTGTCTGCTCATCTGGCGGCATACCAAGATATTTATCGGCAAGTTCTTTCAATCCAAGAGAGTCTTCGCGAGGGTCGTGCAGGTACGCCATTATCATCGTATCTGCAATATTTTTTGGAAAAGGTAAATCTAAATGCTCTAAGCATATGCGTAAGTCGAATTTTAAATTATGACACACAACCAAATCGTCTGATTCTACTATGGTTTTTAAAGCCCAATAAGCTGTGTCCTTAGTTGTATTGTTTTTGATAGGATGCCCCCATGCATAATACACGCTAGGTTTGGCATCTATCTTAATAGAAACACCAACAGGAACTGGCGTTGTGTTTGACCCGTTCTCAATTGGAAAAGTCTCAAAATCTATGCAGTACATTGCAATTCCTCTTAATTTTGGAGGTTACTTAATTGTAACTTGCTCCCAACTGGTCTCTGAGTAGGCAAAGACCAATTGGGAATAGCTATTTAAGCGGTATTGTGGCCGCTATTCCAAGGCGTCGCAGCTATGACATCTTACTTTTCTTTTCGCTAGGTACTTTTGGTTCGTACGCCACAAAGGTTGAGCAATCATACGGAGTTGATACACTACTTTGGAACTCGTCTAGGCGTTTACTAATTTCAATCAAAGATGTTTGGCCAGCCATGTTATGTGCTAGTATCCCGTCAAATGTTGCAACAACTTGCGGATACGCTTGTTCTTGCTCGAATGACAGTATTGTAACAACAGACCAAACTGGCAAGCCTTTGACCTCGCTTACTTTTTTAAGGTAAGACGAGAAACCGCGAAGTGCTGTAGGTGATAGACTGACTATAGCCAAGTTGTCAAGGTCTGCACTACCATCATCATTAACGTATGCAATAAGCAATCGTCTACCGTTGCGGCAGGCTTTACCTTTGCCATTTGCTGCTGACTTGAACTGATTCATTGGACAGACCATGCAGCTGTGGCACTGTGGAATTGGTGAGTCTTCGTGTGGAGTTAAGCCATCCTGTTCATCGCCAATCGCGAAGCACGCAGGTGGATTAAAGTCTTCACTTGAAGGGTCGTAAGGACGGTCGTACCAAGTGAAATCAAAGGCTGTTGCAACAATAACGCAACGAATTGCTAAGCCAAGTTTTTCGTCTTTGTAACCAACCTTTTCGTCGCCTATGGAGAATTTTTTACCTTTAAGGCTAATGAAAGGTATACCATTGTTTTCTTCACTGGCTATTTTTTGTGCCGCTGCTTCCATTAAAGCTTGTACTTCTGGAGGAAGCTCTGGCATTGTTTGAATTTCTTGCTCGCTCATTTTATTGCTCTCTTAGTTGTTGGCACCAAATGCGGCTGGTGCCTTGCCATTTACTATGCTAATTCTTGCAAGGTCGATTCGTCAACGCCTTCGATTTGCTTTTCGGGCTCACCAGACGTATCTTCGTCAGTCAAGCTGAATTTATGACCTTCGAACTCAATGGTTTCACCAGCTTTAAATTTGGCAGTACCGATTTGTTTCCAGGCTTTTAAAACAAACTCTTTGTCTTCATTACCAAGCAGTCTAATTGCTGCAGCAAGTGTTGCCGCCACAAACGTTTTACCATCTTTGGTAACCACTTTGGTTCTCAGGCGAACAGATGGCTGACCAATACGTGTTGAGGTTTTGTTAGCCAACGATTTGCTTTTTGATGCGTATGCACGAAGTTGTGTCAGCGCCAATTCAACAGAAGGCGCCAACGACTCGTCTTCTATTGAAGCCAATGTATGGTAAGTTACCAGCAGTGCCTTAAGCTTTTCGCTAATACGTTCGTCGGATTGCAAATCTTTAAGTTTTTCCTGCCAAGATTTTTCAATAACGTCCTGGCCTTCAACAGAACCAACCGTGTCTTTCAACGCTGCTGCCAATACAGTTTTTTCGTTGAATGCCTTGGCTTTATGTTCTTTTGTAGGCTTAACAACGTCAGTTTTATACGTCTGCAGATTGGCAAGTGCATTTTGTGTGGCTGGTGACTCATCGCCAAGTGCATTTTTCAATGCGATATACGTTGCAATGAATGCAGGCAATTTGCCTGTGGCTGTTTCTTTTAGCTCAGTCAGTGCAGTAACCACATCTTCTTGTGCTAACGCCTGTGTAAGTGCGGCTTCTTCTGTTTGTGCCAGCTCTTGTGTAGCTTCAGTTTCTACGTCGGATTGTTCAAAAGCAGTTGACTGGCCTTCTCCAAAAAACTCTTCGTTGTCAGATACTTCTTGTGAATCTCTTTTTGCTCTAGCCATGACGGCCTCCTATTAAGTTGATTAAAATATCATTTAATAATCTCAAATGATGGGCATATATTATTATATAAAAATGATTTTGTCTATTTATTTATTCTGATTTTTTAAAATCTCTTGGTTACGAGTTAGTCTTCTTAGTCTTTTAGCTTTTGCCTTGTCAATAGCTTTTTCATCGTCCTTAAGGACACGCACAAACGTTCTTGTTACTTCAGCAGGTAGCGCCCGTAGCGTAAGCCCTACTGTATACAAGGCAAGCGCCAAAGATAATTCACTATGTCCTATTGATTTTCTCATAGCTGCACGTTCCTTAGTTCCTGTCTTGCTGTTTTAGCCACCTCAACACTCTCGAATGGACCAATTAGCTCAATCGGATTGTCACCAACTCGTGTTTTAATAAACACACCAGATGGCTTGATGTCGAAACCATAGAACACGCGTGAGTCTTTGCTTATATACACCAAATTGGTAAATGCGTTATTGCCTGGGTCGCTGTCACGTTTCTTAATGATACCATCTGGCCACTCACCAGTGACGTAAAACCAAGCAAGTATATGCGCTTGAAACACACCGTACTTACCAAGTGATACACGAACATATCCACCATTGTCAGTGGCTAGGTATCGCATACCGTTAGATAGCTTGGTAAAAATACCAGTATCTTGGTCGTAGTGCACCAATGAATGCAATTTTTCTTGTGTTAGACTACATTTTGAGTAGTCTCTTGGCTTGCCTTGTGTTCTACCAGCCTGTTTTGCTGCCAATCGTTCTGCCTCTGGCAGCCTGGGCATTCTATGCTCTTCAATCATTTTGTTTTCCTAAAAGTGTTCTCCGCATGCGGACTCAATTAAAATTTTCTGTTAATTTGCTCTTTTGCCACTAGTTCCTTTACAGCTAGTATAGCTTCATAATACTCTACTGACTTAAGGCAAGGGTGCGTTTTTAGCACCCACCAGTCTCTTTCAGCGTAATCTTTTTTTCCGTCAATAGTTTTTTGTGCCTTTGTTACTATACTGTCAACCTTAACAAACCCAAATAGCTCAAGCGCTTGCTTTAGTTTAGCCTTTGACAGGTCTGGGTAGTGCGCCGATAACGTTCTGAACTGTACAAAATCGTACTTGAACAGCCCCTTAGAGTCTTCCCAGTCATATTTAATGCTAGACTCCTCTTTGTCTCTAGTCATGTCGAACATCTCATAGAAGTGAGTTGTTAAGAATGGCAGTTTGGTTGGCGTATGTTCTGTTAAAGGGTAGTTTAGTAAGTAATGAAACAATGCCTTTGCACCGCCAACGTGCAGCCATCCCTCGTAATATTTGTATGTTTGCTCTTCTGACATAACAGTTGGTGCATTAAGTATGAACGCTCTGCGCTCAGTTATATCAAACTTCATAGCATCAACGTTATTAGTGATAACCAATACGTTACAAATGTTAGGCTGCTCTACCTTCTTCTGTCCCTTAATGTTCAAAAGCATCATCGAGTCACTCTCAGGTGCTGTAATTCGCTTATAGAAGTCAATTGCGTTGCCTTTTAAACCAGATGCTTCTGATATATGAAGCAGTTTGGTCTGCCACAACCCATCGTCGTAGTCACCTTTAATATCCTTATTACCAATTGTCTTGTACGCACGACCAAGTATGTCATGTATTGGAGTGAATAGAGCGTCTTTACCAGCACCAGATATACCAAGAATTATTGGCTGCCACGATACCTTCTTATTAGGACGCTGAATCGTATAAGCTATCCACCACAGTAGTGCCGAACGATAGTCAGACTCTGGCACAACGTGCTGCAAATGGTCTAACCAAGGTTGTACATCTCCCTCCTTTGGCTCTACAGCAAACCCTCTCCATGTGTTTACCATAGACGAGCCGTTGTCTGACCTTATTAAACGTTGCTCAGTTCCGTACGGTACAGGCAACCAAGATACGTTCTCTGCTGATTTAAAGTTAGCTTGTGCCTTCAACCAATTAGCTATAAGAGGCAAAGAGTCTTTTTTACCTCTGAACCCTTTGTTATAATATGTTGTGTTCAACGAGTCTGCCGATACCAACACATGCCCTTTGAAGTCAAACCACATGGCATGTGTGCGTATGTGGTATATGTCGTTTAAATACGTCTGAAGCTCTTGCTCTTTTATAGCATCCTTATCCTCTTGAGCTTTAGATATGGATTTATGTATGGACAATACCTCACTCTCTGGCAGTGGCGGTACAACTTTAAACTCATTGTATTTTAGCATATAAGACAATATGTCACTCTTTTGCCATCCTTGGCTATATAACCAACCACAAATTTGCGTCATACCAGAGTTTCTATTGCCCTCACCAAGAGAGTCTGGTATGGAATATGCTGGTTTGTTGTTTGCTTGCCCTGTTTCACCAAAGAATTCCTGTAAGTGCTCGGCTATTGTCGCTGTACCATCAGATAGTGCCAAAGGGGAATCAGCAAATACGGCACCAGTCATAGCTATAAATGCTGGCTTATTGCCAGGATATAGCTCTACACCCACAGTGGAACCAAGATTCTTACGCCCAGTTGGTAACTTTCCTTTGAGAAATATGTGCAAACCTTTACCAGATACAGACGACTCAACGAAAGTTTCAGTGCATAAGCTTTGAATGTGCTTGGCTCGTTTGTCACCAAGTATAACTTCATTGCTTGAAGTTAGGCAACGGTCATAGTCTATTACTACTATTTCATCATTTTGGCTAGGAATAAAGCCTAAACCATGTATATTTTCGTTGTCTTCATACAGCTCGTACGCGTCCTCAAAGGACATTTGGTGCTCAGGTGCAGCCCATTTAGCTACACGAATACCAAAATCGCTACGATATGCTGGTGCCACAGGTCGTTTTTGTGGTTTATCTCCTTTACTTTTTGTTGTTTTAACCAAAGACCAACATACCCAACGGTCTAACTGTTTCAACTCTACTGGAATACCAAATTGATTGAAGCATTTACTGCCTACTACTTCTGTTATTTGCTCAAAATCAATTACTGCGTTCATATATTACCTCTTGTCATCAGCCACTCACCACGAGTGGTAGTAACTACATTGCCCCAGAGGTCACCAATATGACATGGGGCGGTGATTGGTTAGTTCACAGTAGTCCAATCCTTTGGCAACAGGTAACATCTAATTTTCATATTCATTATAAATCATTCAGATATAAAAATCAATCTTTTTTTTTAAAATTATCTATCTCATTGATTTTTATACAAGAACCAATTATGATAACCAAAAAGAACCGAAGAACCAATGATTTTTGACCAAGAACCAAAAGATTTGGTTACCAAAGGTTCTTCGGTTCTTGTTATAAGTTATTGATTTTATTGATTAATTTTATTATAAGAACCAAAGAACCAAAAGAACCAGATATAAATAGAGAATAGAAGAAAAATATTGATAAAAAAATATATATCACCGAGCCAGATTGAATTGGTTCTGGTTCTCTAATCATCTAAGGTATTGATTTATAAGAGAATATCGAAAAAAAAAACAGGTTCTTATGATAGAATAAAGTATCTCAAGAACCAAAAAAATACCAAAAATGAGGTAAAAAATGTTAGAGCATGAAATAGTTGCCATGGCACGCAAACAAATCTTGGCCGAGAAGAAAGTAAATGCTGCCTTAAAAGCAGAGGAAATTCGCGAGAGAATCGACGCAGAATCTTTGGTAAAGCAAATCTACTCATTGGTAGACGAGGTCGATGCCGCACTTGAATTGAAAGTAGAGCAGCAGGTACCTGCTATACAAGCAATTAAACTGAAGCATGAAATCTTAGCTGGTCTACTGCGCAAGGTAGTCCCAGACGTAAGAGCTGTCGAAGTGAAGTCTGGTCAGTCCGACAGCTCTCGCTTAATAATTGATATGGTTACTACAAGTGATTGATTTATAAAGAGAAAATATCTCTTGACAGACCGGCCTAAATATTATAAAATAGTCACACAGTCAGAAAGAATGTTAGTTGGCCACCACATGCACCACGCGACATGACATGCCCAACGGTCTACCAACTGCAACTTTCTGCTGATGTGTCCCCAACTTATAGTTTTATTGTGCTGTGATGAGCAGACATGCGTGCAACCGGTTTAGCCGTAATCACGAACGATTCCCCCCATTGAGTTGAAAGGCGGGAACGGGACACTAACCTCAGAATTGCAAAGAAAAGCGATAATTCTGAGGTTAAGCTGTGTCTGGATGCTAGGGTTCACCTTCATCGCCGCGACCAAAAGGATTTGGCTCAACTGCGCCAAACGTCTGCAGGAAGTCAACAAATCCTACTGAACCATCTGGTGACTTGCTGCACCACAGTTGGTCTAACTGGGAACATAGGGAGTTAGGATGCTCGTCAGCGAAAATTTCGACTTCCAACACTTTATCTGTTAAGTTGACAGATTTGGTTTCATCAAACTTAGACATGATTAGACGGACGTAGTCCATATTCATGTGAAGTGGAATTGACAGTTTGTAAGTGGTCATGATTGTTCTCCTATATGATTGGGGCAACATCGCCCGCAATAGACTCTTTTTGGTAAGAGCCTATTACGAACTCAGTATACTCCGTATTGCTCGTACAAGTAACTTGCTCGGTCAGAGCCATCGTGTGGTAGCTCATGTTCTCTAATGAATTGCCAGTGCGGAGTCACTAAGGCATCCAACTCTTGGTTGTCACATAATTCAAATGCGCAGTTAAGAACATCGTCCTCCAAATGTATGAAGTCCATACTTCTGTAGTTTATCATTAGGACGTCAGCCAGCTCTTGGTTATCCACTGGTTTGAATTCTATTATAACATACATACTCATGATTTTATCCTCTATTGTTGATTTAATGGTTACCATAACCATTCTTATAGATTCTGATTCAGAATCTATAAGAATGATTCAAATGATATGATTTATCGAACTCTATATAACCTATTTTCAATGAAAATGATTCAATCGATAGATTATATCGATTGAATCGAATCATTCTTAAATCGAATTTTTGATGAAGACTCGTCCTTCAAATTCCACAGGTTCTCCTCGTTTGAATTTGGCGTTGTTGATGCGATGCCACGCCCATTCGAGTTTGTTGGTCTTACCCCAGACTTCTGTTTGAGAATAGCCCAACTGTCTGAGTAGGTCAGCGAGTGACTCAGCTTGTAAGTCTCCAGTTCGACAGACTATCTTCTTACCGAGTGAGCTAGTACTGACCACCTTTGGGCTTGGTTTCTCGCCATTCTTGACTGTTGTGTCGCGAATTGTTGACCAATCAGTCATTTGAATGCCCTCTGCCGCATGAGACGCAATGGTTGGCGCCATCATGGTTAGTAGGCAAGCTGTAACTTTGGCTTTTGTATTGGTTTTCATGATTTTATCCTCTATTTATGATGAAGGAAAATTCCTTCTTATTATTCTATCGTTCGATAGAATAATAAGAATTATCTTCGAGTGACGTATATTCCGTTACCGATTGGTTTGAATTTTCTCGAATTTATCGAGGAAATCATTATTGTTTTAGGTTTATCTCTTAAAGTTTCAATCTTTTCTTTGATGATTCTAATATCAAAGGCTATGATTTTAAGAGATTCTTTTTTATGAGAATAATATTTGAAGTTTCTATTTAAAGTCTCTTCTCTTTTCTCATTTAATCGACTCAATTCTCGATTCAATTTATTGATTTTATCATCAATTGATGATGATATATCTAATTTTCTGAATGATAGATTATTTTCAATAATTTTTCTTTCAGAATTAATTGATTCTTTAGAATCTTTCGATTTTTTATATGATGAATACTTCATTTTGATTTCTCATTTGATGATTAAAAGAATATTATCTCAGAATAAGATGATATTCTAATAATCAAGAGATTCTATTCTCGATATTCTGAGAATAGAATCAATTGAATTAATCATAATAGAATATAAGATTCAATCATTATTATATTTTTAAAGAGATTTC